TCATAGGCCGGTTCAGACACATGACACTCATCCAAAACGATGAGGACTTTGCCACGCTTGTCCCCATACCAGGAAGGATGAAGCAAAAATTCCTGAGCAGTGACATACCAAACAGGCCTATCCTGATCAAGAACCATGCCAGAAGTGGAACCAGAGGCATCCATGGACAATGCCATGTTGACATAAGGCACAACTGTTTTAACAATTGAAGACCTAGGTTCAATGACAATAATCTTGGAGTACTTGTGCCCCACAATGAGCTTAAAATGCTTGATAAGGGCAGTGCTCTTACCTGACCCAGTAGGGGCGCTGATGACGATTGTCTTTCCAGGTGAAATGGAACGAACATGAGGAGTGACATCAGCGTAGTTTGGAGGAAGGGAACTCCAGAACTTGCTCTGAACCCAAAAGGTAATTTGCTCACTCAGTTTGTTAACATCAGGTAAGCCAATTTTGAGTAACCATGGGCAAAAGTCAGGTAAAATCACGAAATCTAACAAACTCAAGACAAAAATGTCTATAAAATAAAGACCCCAACGACGTCCCTCAAACTGCATGACTCCATTGAGTGCAAACTGGACCTGTGCGATTTTGCGGGCAAACGCCGCAATAGGCACATCTTTCATAAGTTTGGGGAAAACTGATTTGTACCAAAGAAACAACCAGTGTCTTACTAATAAGGAAGTAGTATTGACATCAGTGTTTATATGGCAACAAATAGCGGGGTCTAAAAACTCATATACTGTTTTACGCAATATATAAGAGAGTTCAGCAGATCCAGCAGCTGAATTTGCTAAAGCTATCAATTGCACGGGCCAAGAAACAGTTTTAAAAAGTTTACTTTGTAAAGCAGTTAAATAGCCCATGTTAAAAATAGCAGGGTTGACAAAGTCGGGAACTAAAGCTAAAGCTCCCAATATACTGTCAACAGGGCTGAGGTTGCCATAAGTCAACAATGTCCCATCAGACTTGAAAGTCTCGACAACCTCATCAACCATATTTTCTGGAAAATGAGCATCCGGTTTATACCAGTCAGCAACAACTTTCTGGTAAGTAGGCAATTTCACCCCCTTCGGATTTGAGGGAGAGTGAAGATACCGCTTGAAAGAATTAGTGCGGACAATAACGTTGTGCACATTCTGATATATATCAGGATGGTGTGCTGTCAACGATAAATAGCTACACAATCTTTTTAGGCGATATTCAGGTGCCATACTTTTAACTGGAGCAACCATTTTACCAACAAGCCTGTCTCGGTCATGGTAAACTGCCCATCTAGTGGGCTTTAAACCAGCCAACTTGAAATCAGCAATGTC